GATGGAGCAAAGATTCCAAGCAAGACTTCCGGAAATGCTGGGTATGATATTTACGCATTGTTTGGAGAAGATTATTGGTATGTTGAACCACATCAAACTGTAATGTTTCCAACAGGCATTGCTTCGATTATTCCCGAAGAGTATTATTTCCAATATTTTGAAAGAGGCTCAACTGGAACAAAAGGAATTGGTCAGCGTTGTGGAGTTATTGATGCGTCATATCGCGGAGAATGGTTTATTCCAATCACCAATCACAACTCTCGTAGAATGGTAATAATTAAGAAAGGTGTTGTCTACAAGGATGATACGGTTCTTCAATACCCATACGAAAAGGCATTAACTCAGGCTGTTCTGCTTCCTGTTCCGGAAACTAATATCACTGAAATTTCAATTGAAGAATTTTCTAACTATGGAACAATTCGTGGGACAGGTATGCTTGGAAGTTCTGGAAAGTAAGAAAAGATAAAGTTACAAAGACTTTATCCAAGGTTATACTAATAGTAGAGAAGGCCGCAAGCCTTCCAATTCAAAGGACAAATTACAATGGAGTTTAAGTTAATCGCAGATACAAATTCAACAAAGTTCAGTGAACAAGTTTCAACTCATCTATCAGAAGGTTGGGAACTTTATGGAGTCACTTTCACTCGCGATGGATTTTATGAGGAGCGTGAGCGTGGAGAAGGACATCGGGGCGAATTTAATTATCGTCCGCTGTTCTGTCAGGCTGTTATCAAGGGAGGAAACTAAACTATGACAAAATCAGTATCATTTAACAAGGAAGTGCTTGCTCTGATTGACGAACTTGCTTCGATCAATACAGCTATTAAGATTTACAAGGAAGACAATAAGATTTTCATCAAGTCTCAGAATCCTTCAGAATCAATCGCATACGTTCTTTCAACAGAAGTAACATCGTTTGATTTTGATGGAGATGAGATTGCTTTCGGTGCCAGGAGGTCCGTAGAACTTCCGCAGTGAGGCCTGGTCAGACTTCGGCCATGGGCTCTTGGCAGGCATCAGACCGCGCAGATGAGCTTGCGCGGCTGCGATGCTCTTGGGTCCCCAGAAGCCATCCGGCTGGGCTCCGATACGTTTCTGCAAGGCGAGGATTTCGAGGCGGGTCATACCTCCGCCCAGGTGTCAAAATGACGGCCCCTGTCTGGAGGTCAGACAGGGGCCGAGTGATGGACGTGAGTCCGGCTGGTGGCGATGGGGAATGTCTTATTTGCGGAGGCCGCTGTCCTGGCTGGATTTGTCACCGTCACGAGCGGAGATGAAGCCGATGCCTGCGACGATTTCAGCCTTGGCGAGCATGAGCAGCTCGGGGTTGAGGTCACCTTGGCCGTTGGCGATGACAGCGGCGTGATCGACGAAGACGAGGACGGCATGAGTGATCATGGCGGCTCCGGCCAGAGTCGTTTTGTAATTGACCAACGCGGTGCGGAGGTAACGTGTGGCGAGGGAAAGGAGGGGTTTCATGGCGTGTTTGTTCTCGGTTTACTGTTCTCGGTGCTCAGTTGGTGGCGATCATCTGGGGCGGATCTCGGGGACTTGGGCGCTCGTGCTTCTTCGGCTGCGCTTCAGCGGGTTCCTTGGCCGGGGCAGGCTGAGGCGGTGCCACGAAGGAAGTGACCGGGCGGACATCGATCACGTCTTTAGTGCTCGTGACGGGACTGGCTTTGGTGGCCTGGATGATGTCGGTGTCGAGGAGGGCCTTCAGCTCTTTCGCCTTCTGGTAGTCCTGCCACCATTTGCCGACGAGACTGACGGTCTGCTGCGTGCTGATGCCGCTGGCGGATTCGTATTTGGCGCTGACTTGGTCGAACTGCTTCTGAGCACTCGCGACGGTGCTTTTGCAGGAGGTGGCGGAGAGCATGAAGCCGAGGGTGGCTCCGAGGGTGATGAGACTGACGAGTCGAGTGTGCGTTTTCATGGCAACACGGGCGGGGTGTCAATGACGGGGGCTGTTCTCGGTTCGCGGTTCGCAGTTCGCGGTTGGTCAGAGGAGGTCCAGTTGGCCGGACTTTAGCTCGCGAGTTCGGCGGGCGTTTTTGGCGTGGTGGCTGGCATCGTGTTTGAGGTGGCAGCGCTGGCAGAGGGCTTTGAGGTTGTCGTCTTTGTTGTTCGCGATGTCGTGGTCGAGATGGGCGATGGTGAGGACGATGCGGCTGCGTGGCTTGCGGCATCTCAGGCAGAAGTTGCGCTCGTCAAAGAGGGCATCTTTACAGCAGCGAGAGGGGACGATGAATTCACGGTTCGCTCTGCCGCATTTCTCGCAGGCGTTTTCGGCGCGCTGGAGGATGCGGGGCCGGATGACGGTCTTCCAGTCGGGAGGATAGTTGGAATAGTCCACCGGCATGGGTCATAGCGGCCGGATCTGAGTCAGCTCGCGGTCGCGGCCTTGGGTGTGGGCACATCCAGCGCAGGCATAGACAGATCCGGCGTCGATGTGGTAGCCTTTGACGGTGGCGGGATCTCCACAGTTGTCGCAGACTGGGATCTGGACCTCATGGACGGGATTGACGAGGGGAGCTGCGGTCATGGCTGCGAAACGCTGTCGATCTTCCGGCCTGCGATTTTAGTGATGGCGGGGACGGCCATTTGCAGGACGGTCCAGCTCAGGAGTGCGGTCATGCCGGAGACGGCGAGGACGGCATCGAGATCACGGGACCAGCCTAACCAACGAAGCACCATGGGGGCGAAGAGCACGCCGCTGAATGAGGAGCAAACGAGCTTGACGGCCATGTCACGGACATGGTGGAGCTTGAACAGCCCGACACTGAGGACGGCTCCGCAGAGACTGCCCGCGATGCAGATCAAACGCAACCGCTCGTCATCCATGACTGAGAGTGCCGCAGTCGGGTCTGGGGATGGCAGGACGGCGGCAGCGGCGGCGGCGAACATGCCGACAGCGGCGGCGATGAGAAGGGAGAAGGCAGATTCGGCGGCGGGCATGAGAGGGAAAAGCAGAAATTGGAAAAGCAGACCCGCCTGCAACGCTGTAGCACTGCGGGCAGGAAGCAGAAATCAGGGGGTGACTTCCTCAAACTTCAGAGTGGCGACCCCGCGTCCGTAGGTGATAGTTGTGGCGTCGGTGGCACTGCGATTAAGGTAAGCGGTGCCGCCACTTTCGATACACCACTCAACTTGATAGGTCAGCGCCGACGTGGAAGAGGGGCTGTCTCGAACCTGCCAAGTGACAGGTATGGTCACAAAGGTATTGCTGCCGTTGTATTGGGTCTGGCAACGGATACGGGGGGACGCCGTATCACCAAGGGAAATGTCGGTGCCTCCTCGCGTGATTTTCAAAAAGACGGCGTAGCCGTTGGTAGCGGCTCCCATGAATGAAGCTGTGATGACGACTGAGTTGCTGGCTGAGGTTGGCGTGAAAGTAGCCGAGTAGGCGGTGGTGAAAGTGGTAGAGGTGGTGGTGGCTGTATCGGTCTTGGTGTAGAAGCCGGTCTTGACGACGGCTCCGCCGCCGCTGCTGCCATTGCTGGCGGCGGTGATGCGGCCATCGGCATCGACGGTGAGATTGGTGGCGGTGTAGGAGCCTGGGGTGACGGCGGTGCTGGCGAGCTGGGTGGGGCCGACTGCTCCGGTGGCGATGGTGGTGGCGACGGCTCCGGCTGTGGTGGTCACGTCTCCAGTTAGGGCGGGCATGCGCGCGGCGGGGATGGTGCCGCTGGTCAGTTCGGAGGCGTTGAGGGCGGTGATGAAAAGGCCGCTGCCTTGAAGCTGTCCAGCGACGACGTTGCCAGGGGTGTCGAAGTCGCCGGTCAAGGTGATGGACCCAGCACCGATGGAGCCGAAAGTGACGGCACCGTCTGAGGCGAGGCTGAGGGTGGATCGGAGGGTATCAGCGGACACCTCAGACATGAGCGCCATACCGAAGATGGTGCCGCCGTTGCCAGCGAAGATGGTGCCGAGAGGAATGCTGGGGGTGCCCGTGAAGACGGGAGACGCCAACGGTGCATAGGTGCTGGCGGCTGTGGCGGTGGAGAGCTTGAGGCCGAGCGCGGTGGCGAGATCGGTCTGGGCGTTGAGGGTGCCGGTGATACTGCCCCATGTGCCGCCGCTGCCGAAGCCAGTCACCGTGCTGCCAGCGGCGGCGTTGATGGTGGCACCGCTGGCGATGGTCAAGGTCTTGCCGGTGCCGATGGTTAGACTTTCGGTGATGGTGTTGCCGTTGCTGTTTTTGAGGACTTGCTTGGTGCCGGTGTTTTGAGCGTGGACGTGTGAGGAGAAAAGCAGGCCGATGGCTGCGATGACGACGGCGAGGGTGAGTTTGGTTTTCATGAGTGAAAGGGGATCAGCGACGGCGGACCCAGATTTGTTCGTTGGTGGTGGTGGCGTAGTCGTCGGGGCGAACGATGCCGTTGGCGCTGTCTTCGGCATCGGTGCCGGTGAGGAGGAGCCAGTCCTGCATCTCGCTGGAAATGTGGAGGATGACGAGGAGGTTGGCTTTCCCAGCGGTGGTTAGACCGTCGAGCTTGGTGGCTCCGCCACCGGTGAGTCCGGTGATGGCGGGATGCCAGATGGCGGCGCGGGCTTCGAGCCAGGTGGCGCTGGCTTCAGCTAGGGGGTCGGGGGCTTCTTCGTCGGTGTCGAGGTAGGCGGCGGCGATGGTGATGGGGAAGGCGACGCGCTCGATCTCGGTGCCGATGGTCCATTCGATCTCTCCCCAGGCGGCGAGGCTGGCGGAGTCGCCTAAAGCGGTGCGGAGAGCGGCGGCGTCGAGACTGGTGAACTCGAAGGCGTAGCCGTCTGCGAGGGTCTCGGTGATGGAGCTGGTGAAGGCGAAGGGCTCGCCAGTCGGACTGCCTTTGATGACGAGGCGGAAGGTGGCACCACTGAGCAGGGCGGGCTCTTCATCGGTCTCGAAAAACTTGAAGGTGAGGCGGATCTGGGCGCGCTGGCGGGCGTTGACTTTCGGCACGTCGATCCCTGTGGCGGCAGCGCGCGCGACCTTCGTGAGGGTGTTGATGAAGAGGGTGGCTTCCACGACACGCGCCGCGTGTCAAAACGGGAAATCAGAAATGTGAAAGCAGAAATCAGAGGGGAGGCACGAGCCGCTGAACTCCCGCTGGAGCCGACAGACTCGCTGTGGCTCGCTAGCGGCTCAGCTCTTTGTTGGGCGTCATAGCAGCGTCTCCTCTACTTCGGAGCGCATACGTTCGAGCGCGGTTGCAAAATGCGTGGCGTCCTTTTCCACGCCGATAAAGTTTCGGCCAGTCCGCAGGCACGCGATGCCTGTCGAGCCGCTTCCCATGTAGGGGTCGCAGACCGTCGCGCCCTTCGGCACTTTCGCCATGTCGAGACACCACGCCATTATCGGCACGGGTTTCTGGTTCTGATGCAGGCGGTTTTTCTCGTCAGCTTTCAGGCTGGTGTCGCGTTTCACATAGACGCCATGCCCGCCCTTCATCCAAGCGACCTCGGCATCCGACAGGAAGCTGCCGAATCCTTCATCGAAGCGTTTCAGCCAGACGAGCGTTGTCCCGACCGGCAGGCGTTGCGCGTAGTGGTTGCTCCCGAACAGCACGACGGAGGGATATTCGAGCCACGGCGCTGGGTCGAACGGCTCATCATCATGCAGGATGGTTTTGCCGTGGTTGGTTGTTTTCGCGCCTCGGAAGTTGTGGCCGTTTGGCCCGACAGTTACACGGCCATCCCATTCCATGCCGTATGGAGGGTCGCTGATTATCGCATCGGCCTGGAGTTGTTCGCGCACGTCTCGGCAGTCGGCATTTATCAGGAGCGCCCACGAATGACGCCCAACCAGACGCTGGAGCGAATGACTACCGCGTTCACGGTTTTCTTCGAGGCGAGGCGTTGTGGTCGCGGTAGTCATGCGCTCAGCTTTTCGTTCGCCGAACATCCCGCTCGGCATGGATAGTGGCCGTGATCCTCTTCCTCGTAGCCTGTTCCGTCGCAGTGAGGGCACTTGTCCGGCTTCTTGGGCTCCAGATGCCTGCCAATGATGTCTGTGAGTATCCACAGATCGCGTGATCTCGTAGAGCATCCATCGCCTATGACCATCACATTTCCCGAGTCGAGGAGTGCAGCGGCGAGGCTTGCAATCGGCGAACACGGCACGGCAGCTAACCCCATAGGGCCATCTGTCGCAGGTCGAGAGTCTGCCGCTGCGGCGGAGGTGTCTGGTAGTGGTGAGTTCATCGTGGTCATGCCCTATGGGGTTGCTGCGTTTGGTCGTTATGCCACGGCGGCGTCATAGACCTTCCCCACAAAGAGGACGATTCTCCATTTCGAGGAGGTCTTCCGTTTGCGCTCGTCGGCCAGCACTTCGGCACGCATTCGGCGAGCCTGCTTCACCGAGTCGTGAGTGCTGTGTAGCGACCACCAATCCGAGTTGGGGTAGCAATACTGGAGTTGATACATTCTAAGAGGCATAACAATGGCGTTGCTGGCAACGGGCTGGAGTTGCGTTCTAGTGTTGTTCAAGGTCTGGCTCAGCCCGTGCCAGACCTAAATAGTTCAGGGCACTCACGTTAGTCTTTCGGCCTTCGTGAGCGCCCGTCACAGGTGGCGTTACATTTTCAGTCCGTCCGCCGTCGGCTCGATCACGAGCGAGGTTGGGTCTTTGCTATGCGGGTATGGGTTCGGCGTGTTTTGCGCCTTGAGGTCCATACCCAGCCACATGATTGCTTCCTCCACCTTTGTCATGGCAAGGCTGCGTTCACGCGACGAGCGCACGGGATGATCTGGCGCACGTTCTCCGGTGTAGCCTTTGTCGCTGCCATGCTTGAGGCGTTGGAGGCATTCATCGAGGTCTTTGCGCCATTGCTTCGTCTGGAAGACAAAGGCTTCTTGCTGGTCTGGGTTTGGTGTCGAGTTTTCCATGTTATCGTTGTCGTTTGGTTTCTACTTCGGCAGTTTGGGGTGCCGTGCCCTGAACCATCGGCTGATGCCAACGGCTCGAAAGTGTCTGTCATGCAAGCGGGCGTCCATCGCTCGCCGTCGGCATAGCCGGGTCGTTCAGACTACTGGCGAGATCATGCCGAGTAAGGTTGCTGCTTCTTGTAGGCGGTCAGCGATTCCTCTCTCGCAAAGCCCCCATTCCATGATGTCGAGATCGACTTCGACGCCTTTTACGGTGCCGTTCTTGGCTTCCTGGACGGTGAGGGTTACGGTGTCTTTCTTCGCTGGGCGGAGTGTCACTTCGTAGCCTGCTTCGAGTAGTGCTCTGAGTTCTTTATACATGGTCTTGTGTGGTTTCGAGTCTGAACCATCGGCTGGTGCCAACGGCTCGAAGTTGATCTATCGTGTTGGCGGTGCGGCACGCTCGCCGTTGGGCACAGCCTGAGCGTTCGGCACAAAGCCCTCGTCGCCGTTCGCCCATGTGCAGACATGTTTGAGCGTAGGATTAATGAAGCCGTTTCGAGCATACTGCCAGTCCACGCGGATTAGCCCCTTTCCGTATTTGCGCTCGCACTTCGCTTGGTCGCATTCTCGCTCAAGCGTGGCGGCAATCTCTTGGATGCGAGCAGCTACTTTGAGCATTTCACCAGCAGCAGAGACAAGTACCGAACCATGCGCTGCACGGTCAACTGCCGGGGCGCTCGCTGTTTTCGATGTCGATTTTTTAGCCATAGAGTCAGCGTGTTTGAGGTTGGTTTCCGCCCCCGGCAGCGCCGTGAGCTAGGTCGTTGTCCCACACTGAGAACGTCTCTCGAACTGCGGGGATTGGTTGAGCCTTCCATTGTGCGATGATGTCAGGCAAGACTTGGCCCCTCCAGACTTCGGCGGGGAGCCATGAGTCCGCGTTGAGGTCGTAGATTGCATCTCCGCAGGTGGCTATCCAGTGCGTGCGTTGATTCCGTGCCCCGATTGGGACGCCTGGACGCATCCATGAGCCGATGCCTTGCAGCCAGACCACCGACATCGCAGTCGTGCCAGTGTCTTCAATTTCTTGGCCGTGCTGCTTCCATCCGACTTTGAGCGTGTTGAGGGCTGCGATCATCCGCTTGTCATTGACCCACAATCCCGGCCCTGGAAAGGCGTGCAGGATGTCGCTGGCGTTGCGACCAAGCGCGGCGGCTAGTGCTGCATGTCCGCACGCACAGCGGCCCGCCTCGGCAAGCCTATACGCATCCTGTGGGCAAGTGTGGGACAACCAGCCGCTGCTACCAATGACTGCCGCGTGGGGGTCATTGGCGAGGGAGTAGCTTGAGGGCGCGGCATTCATGGTAGAGCTTGATCGTTCTGGAGATCACGTTTGAGGCGCTGGAGGTAGATCGCGAGATCCATGGCTTCCTCCTGCGCGTGCTGTGCCCATTGGAGCGGCGAGAGGTCATCGCGCTCCATTGTTGTTCCGTATTTTCTGCGACCTCGTTCCCTACGTTCGCGGATTGCTGAGATGACTTGTTCCTCCACCACTTCGGGCTGGCCTTCCGCTGCTGCTGCCAGTTTTATTTCCAGCTCACGACAGTAGGCGGCCAGATTGCGGTATTGCTCTTCGAGTTCGCGGTGTGCTTCGAGCGACACCATGACTCCAGAACCAGCGACTGGCGGCAACGGCTCGAAGTTGGTTTTGGGTGTATTCATAGGGATGTGCTCGCCGTCGCCACAGCCTTGTCGTTAGCTGGCTCAGAAGGCGTTTCGGCCTTCGGAGTTTTCCGAGGCCGTCCGCCCTTCGCGCCGTTGGCTTTTGCGGCGGCGCTTTTTGCTTTGGAGCGTTGGCTCCCCATGAGGGAGCCAACATTGATCTTGTGTCCGCAGTGGGGGCATTGCATGGGTTAAGCCTCACTGAAAAATGCACCTGCATTTTGATTCAAGGTTTTCAGAGCTGCGAGGGTTTCAGCCGTGGCAGCAATGGTTTTGCCTCCCGACTTTTTAACACCCTTGCGACCGCCCCAGGTGTGGCCGTCTTCTTTGGTTGCCATCAGGCGGCCTTGATCGCCGGTGACGAGGTAGATGCCTTTGCGGCGTGCTGTGGTGGCTGGCTGCGCGTTGAGGAGGGCGGCGGCGGTTTTGTGAGCGGCGAATTTTTCGGAGCGTGTTTTCATAGATTTGGATGAGTTGAGTTTTCCGTTGACCCCGTATCTATAAACCCAACCGTTGGGTTTGTAAAGAGCGAAGATGAAATTATTTTCATCACCCTCGCGCTGTCGCGCTGTCGCGTTTTCAAGGTTCCAGGCCAGCCAGCTAACCAGCGGCTGGAGGATCAACTTCGCTAAGGCTCAGTGCCTCAGCCTTATCGTTCACACCTGATCGGCGATGGCGTAGGCTGTGATGCTGCCACCAGTGGGGACGGAGCCGGTGAGGTAGGCGACGAGGGAGCCGACTCGGCCAGACATCCACTCAGTGCCGAAGGTGGCACGGGAGGGCATGGAATAAGTGGAGCCGCTGGTGACATCGGCGACGATCTGGTGATAGACGCCGCTGACTTTGAGAGCGAAGCGGATGTCTGAGGCCACGCCAGCGCCGTCCACCCAGAGGGCATCAGGGAAGATGGTCTTGGAGCCGCTGAGGGCCACGAGTTCGACCTCGCTGACATGGCCGGAGCCTGCGACGGCATCGGCCCCGGAGCCGCCGCCTGTGGCGGAGCCTGCCTGGCCGGTGAAGCCGCCTGAATGAGACGCTGCCACGCCAGTGGCACTGTAGGCTACGGTGAGATCACCTGCCACGGCGGTGGTGGTCACGCCAACGAGTGCGAGCGCATCGAGAGCTGTCTCCAGCGCCGCTGCGCCATCAGCGGCGTCCCAGGTGCCCGCGTTGGTGTCGATCCAGGTGCTGCCATCTGCCGGGTCGGTGGCGGAGGCTGTGAAGACATGGGCGGTGCCGTTGCGGGTGTAGGTGGCAACCCATTCCGCATCGGTGCCGGAAAAGGAAAAGACGACATCTGCCGGTGCCGTGGCGGCGACGGGGGCGACGGTGTAACCCTGGAGAACACCGGAGCCGCGGACTCGTGTGGCCACGGGAGCGACGAGCGCGCGGCCATCGGCGCGGAGATAGGCGGTGCAGATCCAGCTTGCCGATCCAGAGGCTCGACTGCGGAAGGTGGCGACATCACTGGCTGCGGTCGTGATGTTGGCACCGGTGGGCAGGATGAAGGTGGAGGCGTTGTGCGTGAGTGTGTTCACGCCAGTGAAGCGCGCGTGAATCACGGTGCCAGCAGGCGCGGTGCCGAGTGTGCTGGCGCTGAAGGTCTGGCCGCTGTCGGTGCATTCAATGTAGTCACCAGTGGCATTGGCGACGTTGTTCAGCGCTACGTCGCTGGTGCGCTGGGCATACACATGCAGCGCATGTGTGTAGGAGGGGACTCCACCGTCCACATCTTTGGACAAGCCTAACAATCCGCGCTGAATGGAAACGCTGGCGGCCTGAATGAGAGCCAGGCCATCGGACGTGATGCCGGTGAGGTTGCTTTGCAGGATGGTCCAACTCGTGCCGACTGTGGCATGATCGCCAGCGACTGCGGTGGTTTTACAAACAATCGTGTCACCGATCTCGACGACGACGCCTGAGGCTCCGCCGATTTTGCCAGCGACTGAGATGGCATACACATCGCCCTTTGTGGCAGCGGGGTAGTTCGGGTTGGCGCTGGCATCGATGACATCCTTGAAGGTCATGGCACCGGCGGCCGCCGAGAGATCAACATTGAGCGTGATGACCTTGGTGTCAGGATCGACGTCGAAGGTGATGTTGCTGCCTTCAGCGAGCTGCTCGATCAGCCAGAGCTTGGCAGCGAGTCCAGCGACATCGGGAGCGCCGTCATCGAGCCGGGCGAGCGAATTGATGACGATGAGATCGAAGGGCAGGGACTTCTGCGGATTGGTGTCGGTGCTGATCTCCCATTCGATCTGCGCGCGTAGCGTGATCTGAGTCGCGGTGCCGATCAGAGCTTCGAGTTGGGCACTGTCGGCGAGGCCGGTCCAGGTGTAGCGCACAGCGGCTCCACTACCTGCCGCCGCCCAGGCTCCTGCGGGGAAGAGCGACTCCTCCGCGTCTGGATCATCCGCAGGCTTGACGACGAGACGGAGACTGTCGGCGGTGTAGTCCGTGATGGGGCCGAGCGTGCCGGACTCCATGAAGCCCGCCTTCAGCACCAAGGTGCAGCCGAGGAGCGCGGAGATGGCAGGCGGGGTGGGGCCAGTGGTCTGGGCACGCGCGGTGCCAATGAGGGCGTCAATGTAGAGGAGCTGTGGCTGCACTCTCCGAGTGGGGTGTCAATCCGACGAGAGAGGAAGCGGGGAAGAGGAGAGCAGGGGAAGAGGAGACAAGCACCGAACTCCCGCAGGAGCCGACAGACTCGCTGTGGCTCGCTAGCGGCTCAGCTCTTTGTTCGCTGTTAGATAGTCGCGCAACCCTTGCTCATTGGAGGGCAAGGATCGAAGCCAAGCTGCCAGTTCTGGAGAGGCGGAAAAAGGCAGGTTGCCTGCATCGTTCCAAATTTTTGCAAAGTCCGCAAAAGACAGCGAACAAGCCTGCTGCTGGTCAGCAGAGCGGGGCTCTGTGGCATTATCGAGTTGATTCTGATTCATGAGTTTGATTCCTTCGGTTTAGTTTTCTCTCCCCCGCTCTGTGCCAGAGCAGGGACGTTCGGACCTCAGTCCACCTTCGTGTATTGAACACTCGCGCCCGCAAGCACGGTCACCGTGCTGGAACTGACACTTTTGCTGCGCAGGGTCACGTAACCGGAGGCAGTGACTGTGATGTGACCTTCGACGGTGCCGTAGTTGCCGGTCGCGGCAGCGGTGGTCGTGGCAGCGGTGGCGTCGTCGTAGTCTTCTGAGACGCGAACGATTTCGGTGGTCTCAGCGTTGCTCCATCGGCTGATATAATGGAGCAGGGACTTCGTCGGGCCAGTGAGTGAGAAGCTGGCACCCTTCGCCGTGCCGGACGTGGTGAAGGGGAAGCTGAATTTGAAGTGGTAAGTCTTGCCAGCTTCGACGGGGAATTTGTAGTCGGTGACATCTACGTAGCTGGTGGTCGCATTCGCCACACCCGTGGCGATGGCGCGGACCATCGGCGTGAGGAAAGGAGACCCAGCGGACTCGATAGGCGTGCCGGTGGATGGGAAAAGCTCGGGGCCTTTCCAAATCGTGTTGTCGAGATAGAACTGCTCGATGACCTGGCTGCGCTGCTGGCCTGCCGAGGAGTTGACGCGCCAGATGAGTTGGGCGGATAACAGCAAGTATTTCTCCTGATCCGTGGGCGGGTTGGCCAGAAACAGGAGATCCGTCAAAGCCGGGACATTGTAATCGATCTCGCCAACCCAGCGGCTGATTGCGGCATCCCACACGAACGTTTCGCAGCCTGCCAGGATCGGAGCCGCCGCTGCATATTTGCCGACTGCTTTGACGACGAAGGCGAACTCTTCAAGCTCAGTGGGAACCACCGTGAGTCCATCGCGCGTATCATGGATCTCGATGCGTGAACTCTCGCCGTAGGACTGGCGAAGCATGGTCACAGGCTGCGCGAAGCCAGGGGAGACGATGAGCTGGGACGTGGCGCGTTCGAGGGTGAGGAGCATGGTGGCGGAAAAGCTGAAATTGGAAATGAGAAAGCAGAAATTAAGCGGCCCAGGTGATGGTGGTGATGAGGCGGTTGGGTTCAATCTTGCTGTCGGGGAGGGTGGTTTCAGTGACGCGGAAGTCGTCTTTCCGCAGCATGGCGTAGAGCTTTTTGCGACCGCGCTGAGACAGATCCTTCGGCGTGGGGATGGTGATGGATTTGGACTTGGCGGTAGCGGCCACGGTGATTGCCTCCATGAGGGAGGCGTAGGTTTTGTTGAGCAGCTCAGGCGATTCTTCCTGGGTGAGTTTGAGGGCTTCGGCGGCGGTCATGGGGGCGGAGTTTTGTTGTTCTCGGTTCGCGGTTCGCTGTTAGGCGTTGGCGGCGGCTTGGCGTTTTTTGGCGATGAGGAAGACGATGTGGGCGTGAAGGCGTTTGAAGTCGGGGACGAAGACGAGGGCGCAGCGGGTGGTGAGCTGGTGGGGGTTCTTCACGGCCTCTGCACCGATGGCGGCGAAGACGTAGTCTTTGAAGGTTTGCAGATCTTTTTTCAGCACGGGACCGGTGGCAGCACGCGGGCGGAAGGGCTCGGGCTGCTTGCCTTCGTTTCGGTTCTGTTCGCCCAAAGTAAAATCACGCACGCCCTGGGGCGGGATGTAAGCGGCTCCGAGCTGGGGGAATAACCAACGCATATATTCGCGCAGCATGGACTGCATGAGCAGGCCGTTTGATCTGCGCCATTGGAAGGGTTCTGTCTTCGGACGAGCCATGATCAGAAGGTGGGGATGAAGAGCGGATTGTATTCGTAAGTGAGCGTGTAGAGATACAGCTCCTTATCGAGGATGCGCTCAGACTGGACTCCGGCTAGCTTGAAGCAGCTCGACGGGTAGTTGTAGGTGAAGCTGGCGGCGACCCAGCGGACGTCGTCGAAGATATTGAACTGAGCGGGGATGTATTCGGGAGTGAGGGAGAGACCGACGCGCTCGGTGGGCGCCGGTGTGGTGCTGAGCATGGTCTTCACCAGGTTCAGTTTGCTGACATCGAACGAGGCTTTGCGGGAGGATGCCCAGCCGTTCCAGACGCCGTCTTCATCGGTGAAGACTTCCGGTGTGACTGAGCCGAGGGTGATGGCGGCGGAGCTGTTGATGTTCTGGCCGTTGACGGTGACTTTCCAGGTGGCGGGTTTGGGGTTGCCATCACCGTCGAGGATGATGCCTTTGTAGCTGGGGGTGACACGCCAGACTTTGGAGGTGACTTCTTCTTTGTCATCGATGCCGACACACCAGAGGGTGGGGATGGTGGGATGCACGAGTCCGATCTGGAAGGCATCAGGATCGCTCGTGATCCAGGTTTGCGGGCCTTCGTCCCAACCTTCTTCCGGCTGCTTGATGCTGGAGGATTCGAGCTTGTGGCCGGGACGGAGGAGGCCTTTGCCGCGCAGGGTATGCTCGTAAGCCATGCCGGGGATCTCTTCCTTCGTGACACATTCCTCGATGTCCATGAGCGGATAACCCGGCAGAGCGCCGCCGCGATCAAAGGTGTCTTCACGATCTGTCTGCCATTTGAGGGTTAAGGCGTCCAGCTTCCGAGGCGATGCGGTGCGCTCTTTGCCATCAAGCTGGAAGTTGCGCAGGCCGTAAAGGCTGACTGAAGGCATAAGACTCATGAGCCGGAGAGGACGGAAAGGAGTTGAGGGAGGATCTGGGTGACGATCTGCGCGGCCTGGGCAGCGGGACCGCCCGTGTCTTTGGGATCTGCTGCAGCGGCGTTTTTGCCGGCCTGGGCGGCGAGGGGATTGGTGGCTGGGTCTTTGGGGCCGAGGGTGCCAAAGGCTTCCTTCACGGCGGCATCACGCTCACGGCGGCTGGTGGTGACGCGGTCGGCGGCGCGCTGGCGGGCTTCGTCAGCACCGCCCTGTCTTTCGCGAGAGTAGCCTTTGATCTTGCCGTCTCTGTCGGGCTTGGCAGCGGCTTGATCTTCGAGGGCTTTTTTGGCCTCGACCATCTGCTTGGCTTTGGTCAGGGCGGCCTGCTCACTGAGCCCGGCCTGATCCATGAGCTCCGCCTGGATTTGCTGGATGGCAGCCTGCTTTTCCAACTCTGCGACCAGCTCTTTGTTACCTGCGATCTTGGCATTGATGAGGTCCATCTCTGCCTGGAAAGCGGCGAGAGCATCACCCTGCTGGGCTGCTTTTTCGGTGTCGGCTTTTTGTTGTTCGGCAGCCCGTTCTTTTTCATCGGCGATGTCACGCTCGGCATCGCGGCTTTGTTTGCGGAGGTTGAGTAGATCGGTCTCGATCTCCAGTCTCTGCTCGTCGAAGCCGGGGCCGGTGAGGGCATCACGCTCTTGTTCCAGGCGGATCATCTCTCGCTTCACTTCGATGAGCTTGAGGTTTGGCGGAAGGATGGAGAGGTAGTCTTGCATCCGCTTTTCATTGAGAGCTGCTTCAGCGGAGAGAAGCTGGTTGATCTCTTTCTGGGCAGCGGCCTGCTCCTTTGGATCTGGTGCGGCTCCGCCACCTGGAGACTGTGGTGAGGATGGCGGGGTAGCCGCTGGAGTGATGACTTGACCGTTGGCATCAAACCGTTTGGCCGGACCGAACTTAGCGAAGGCACTTTCAGCAGCGCCTTTATCCTGTGCCTCTCTGTTGTTGGCGCTGACTGAGTTGGATGCCGCACCGCCAAAACCGAGCAGCTTGCCGATGCCTTCACCGACGCCTTGGTTGAGTGACTCGCGGAGCTTGTTGGCTTCCGCGAGGAAAAGCACGGTCTCTCTGGTGGCGAAGGCGATGCCTGCACCGATGTCCATGAAGAGCTGCTTGTTATCCTCGAGAACAACCGAGAGATCTTTGGCACCCTGGACACCCTGACCGAAGATCCCTTCTGTGAGGGCTCCAGCGGCCTTATCGATAGCCGAGTTCATGGTGCTGAAAGCCACGCCTGCGGTATCACCCGCCTCCCCCAAGGTGCCGAGCTTACCGACGAGGTAGTTGTAAAGCTGACCGGCCTTCTCCGCCTTGGCAATGTCGGCGCTTTTGATGTTCAGCACCTTGGCGAGCGTGCTGTCTGCGCCGATATTACCACTGACGATGGAGCGCATTTCCTGCGCGAGCTGCTCGGCGGGGATGTTTGTATTGGCGAGGGCATTGGCGAATTTGCCAACGAGCGCGATGTTTTCTTCGACACTGATGCCTGCTGCCTGCGAACTGCCGAGGGTGGCGAGGAAGCCATCCACCAGGCCGGTCAGAGAGGCGGCGGTCTGCGGCTCCAGATCAACCATGGCCTGCATGGCTTTTGCGGCTTCCTGTTTGGAGGCTTCCGCGCTGAGGCCTTTGAACTGGCGGAGGACGTTGGAGATGGCGGTTTCACTATCACCAATGGTTTGGTTAAACTCTATGCCACGGCGGACCAGGAGCCCGAGGCCTGCGGCACCTGCGAGCCCGCCGATCATGCCGCCGCTGCCTGCGAAGGCTTTGCTGAAACCTCCCTGTGACTGGAGTTGATCCTTGAACTTCTTGGCCTCGCCTCGGGCTTTGGCGAGCTGGGCCTGGTATTGGGCGATATCGAGTCGCAGGGATGCTTCAAGGGAGGCGCTCATTTGACGGTAAATCCGGCGCTCTTTCCGGCGCGGTTGATGTAGGTTTCCCAGCGGCGATCGAGCGCGCTGACACGGTAGCCGAGTGCGGCCTGGATGCGGCGCTCGATATCCTTCACGCCGCGTCCAAAGCTGACTTCATTGGTCATGGTGATAGCGATGCGCTGATCGGTGACTTCAACCCGCAAGCGGCCTGGAGCGGCGAGCTTTCCGGTGCCATAGGGGAGTTTGGCGGCGAGGGCACGGAGGGCGGGTGCCCAGCCGCTGGCGAGCCACCAGACGTGGCTCTGCTCCTGCTGGATGTAGCTTTCGAGGCTCTGGGGATTGGAGACGAAGAATACGTGCTCACGGCGGGCTTTGGAGCGGCGACGGCGACCGCCCCCGGTGCGGTTATGGAGGGCACCGCCATCAAAGGGGGAGAAGCTTTTGCCGGTGGCGGTTTTGACGATGTCAGCGGCCCGCGTGTCGTCACCAGCGCTATGCAGGAACCAGAAGGCACCAGCCTGTGCAGGGGAGCGGGCGGCGATCTGATCGTAGGCGTCTGAGGCGGTGCCGTAGAGGCTGCGGATGTCACGCGCGACGGCTGCCTGCCCCTGCTTTTCCGCCTTGCGCCCGGCGACGCCCGCACTGGCAGGCGGGGTGATCTTGGCGACCTGGACGAAGAGCAGGCGAGCCTGGTCCCGCATGACCTCAACAGCGGCTTTTTTGGAGGTCATGGCCAGCCTAACAACGGCTGCATCAAAGGCGGCGGTGTTGAGGTTGAGTCCATCGGTGTCTGACATGGGATCGGCGGGAGTTGCTGGGAGGGCGGTGTCAAAGGGGGACGGGAGCCGTTGACGGTGGTTGAGGGTGCTGCGCACCGTTGACGGTTGTTTACCGTTGTTGGCGGCGGCTGGTGGCTGCGTTTGATCTTTAGAGATCGAGGTCGGGCTTCCACTCGCCGCGCTGGTAACTTTCGCGGAGGGATTGGATGCGGAGCATTTCACGGCCTGATGAGCTGAGGCGCGGATCTGGCCAGATGTAGGATTCGCCATGGAGGAGGCCGCTGGCGAGGATCATGGACCAGGCTTCGACGAGGGAGACTTCCCAGCGCATTTCGTGGCGGGTGATGCCGCCCGGATAGGCCCGGCTCAGGAGCGCGTAGGATTGCGCGGCTGAGACGGGCAGTGCTAGTTTCCCGAGGAGCCTCCCGAATGTCCCGAGGGCCTGCGGATGGCGATCATCTGCCGGTGGGCGCTGCGCATCTGCACGGCCTGGTGGATGGCTGGCCACTCACTGCCGGGAGGGATGGCTTTTTCTGCCCAGGCATTAGCAGCACGCAGGAAGGCGGAGGGGCGGCCACGCAGACTGTCCCACTGCTCTGGAAGGTGACTGGCAAGGTAGAGGACGAGAGCGGCCTGCTCGATGAACTGATGAGCATCAATCACCTGCTCGATGCTCAGGCTGGCATCCTTGGCCTTCAGACGGTCGATGATCAAAGGGACGGTATCGAGCCCGCTGGAGGCTTCATCCAGATCGGTGATGCGGACGAACAAACTTTCACGCTCACGCGACCAGGGCTGCAGGGGTGCGTCATTCCAGATCCATTCACGATCACGCTGCCAAGCGTCTTCACGCTGATGCTCGGCGGTGGTGGCATAGGCTTCGTCCTCTGGTGCCATGGGAGCAGGAGGGGCGGAGGGGGATTGTTTGGGGGATCGGCGGCTCATAAAGAAAAGGTGAAGAGGGGACTTGGGGAAGAGGTGGTTACCAGCGGATCGGAGGGGATTTGAAATGCTGATCGACGCGGCGCATGACGCGGCCGCTGGCGTTCATGGTGATGAGGGACTGGAGGGTGCTGCCTTCTTCTTGAATAAGCAGGAGCGGGGTGGTGGTGCTGAGGGCTTTCTTCAGCAGGGCTCGGCAGTGCAGGGCGTCATACATGATGACGAGGGGGTGTGCGGGGTCGGTGTCTTCTAGCCGGAGACGTCGGGGATCTGAAGAGGTGGGGGCGAGGGCGACGAGGTGGAGCGCGTCTTCCTGCACGGCAGCTCCGGTGGTGAGACGACGGGCGTAACCGAGCCGGGGGAGCCGGTAGAGGTGGGAGCCGTCTGAGCCATCGATCCGGGTGACGGGAATGCCGATGCCGCCGAGGCTGGCGACGAGGTCGAGATCAGTGAGGGTGAAGTGCCCGGACTCAAAATCACGGACGGTGGCGCGGCGGTAGAGGGTCATCTGCCCGTCTGCCACGGACTTCAAACCGTGAGGGATGCCCTGCTTCTGCCAGTCTAACAAACGATCATAGTTGTCATGGGCGCGCATCATGATGCAGAGCGGATGCATAGGCTGCTCTTTGTCCAGTCTGCCAGACTGCCAGAGCAGGGCGTCTGTGACCTGGATGGCGGCGTATTCGGGGCGGAGGCTGAGGCCCTTAAAGAGAAACTGCGTGTGCAGTTTAGCGCCGGATCGGGAGGGCTGAACCAGCTCGGCGGTGAAGGGGAAACCCAAGGCCAGCATGGAAGCGGCGAGCTTGGTATTACTGACAGCGGCGGAGGGGATGGCAGGCAGGGCCATGAGGGGGATCGGCGGAGGTTGGGGTTGTGCAGTGCTGAGCGCTCAGCTTTGGAAGGCCGCTGCACCGGCCTATGTTTCGTGGTGGGGTAATTGGTTACGCCGCGATCTCTGGGTAGTAGCTCATGGGCACGGTGACCATGGGGACTTTCTCGGCGTTGGTCTCACGTTTGACCTCTTTGACCATAAGGAGCTTCGCGGCATCGCGGGTGAAGCCGTGGATGGTCAGGCCATCAGCGACGGCGAACTGAGCGCAGACAACGGCTTCGCCGGGATACACATTGGCCAGGCCTGTGGCCAGACCGTTGGCGTCAGGGACGATCTCGCCTTTGACTTCAATGTCGAGCGCCTTGCGGGTGACCTGGACTTGCAGGATCTGATTGTAGCCGCCTGTGGAGCCTGTGGCACCGGCCAGGTTGCCTTCCTTTTCACGGATGTTCACACGCGGGGTGAAGCTGCAATCGGTGACGAGCAGGCCGGTCTCTGTGAACTCTTTGAGATCGTAGGCGGGGAGGGTGCCTTGGACTTGGTTTGGCGTGAAGGGCATGGCGGGGAGAGGTGAGGAGTGATGAGCGTTATGAGTTAGGCCAGATTACGGAGCGACGGCGGCGGCGGTGCCGCGAAGGGCGGTGGCTTTGAAGATGCATTTGGTGGTGCTCTTGGCGACGAGGACGGCACAGGGATACTCACCGACGCTGATGTCTGCACTGGGGGCGATGCCACCTGCCGTGCTGCTGAGGACGTAGATGGGGACGCTCATGCTGAGGGTGGCACCGAGGGTGAGGTCATCGTCCTCAGTGATGTAGATCACGGGCTGGCCACTGGCGGCGGCACTGGCGGCGATGGCGACGACGGCGGCGGTAGTGGCTGAGGCATCTGCATCAGCGAGCTTCCAGGTCTTGGCGGATGAGTCGTAATAGAGCAACTGGCCGATGGTGATGGTGGCACCGGCGGTGCCGATCTCACGTTTGGCATTGGCACCAGGCACGAAGCTGGTGGTGGTGATGCTGAGATCCGCAGCCGGAGCGGCGGACAGAACCAGGAGGAAGACGGAGGAGAGGAGAAGTTTGAAGAGTTTCATGGTCATGGCATTCGCGATGTCAAACGCTGCGACGGGAGACGCTGAGGTGGAGCTTCAAATCGAGCGCGTAAAAGACGCTGCGTGTGGCTGGGTCCGGGCGCATCGGCGAGGCCAGTCCGCCGTGGATGATCTTGAGGATGGTCCAGCCTGCGAGGCGTTCTTCGTCAATGGTGAGAAGCCAGGCATTCCAGGCGGCGTGATCCATGAGGCGTGACTCGATGTCAGCGAGTATCTTGCTGGCGTCTGCGCGAGTGGTCTGATTTTCGTTGTCTGCGGTCCCGGCTTCCTCACTCTTGGCCCATGTGAGCAGCACTGGATTGACGGTGATGACGCGGCGGCCAGACTGTTTGTTATCGTCTTCCTTGGCGGTGATGACGATGGCGGGCCTCACGGGTTCTTTGATGCCGTCCATGGTCTCCTTCGTGATCAGCTCATCGAGATAACCGTCATGTGTGGCGGTGAGGTAGTCGGCGAAGATGGCGGCGATAAAGACCTCCAGTGTGTGAGTGGCGAGCGTGATCAAGGCGAGCGGAAAGTTATGAGTTAAGCGTTATGGGTTATAACGGGGCGGCGCAGTCGATGACCCAGACAGGAGAGCAGGCATCAGCCCCCTGGATGCTGGTGAGGTTGTATTTGCGGCCCTGGTATTCGATGGCGTCTTTCGCGGCATCGAGCGCGCGGGGGAGTGATGCCGAGCCGTTGATGAGTTTCGGCAGATGGGCCTTCAGCGTGCGGACGTGGGCGGTGCCGTATTCGTCAGACTCGGCTTTGTTGTCACCACTGGCGACCTGGCAGCCTGCGATGGTGTAGCGTGTGCTACCCATGATGACCACGACCGAACCACTGAAGGGAGAGGCGGCCATGCCACGCAAGACAGCGGCCTGGAATTTGGCGGAGGTCATAGGCTGAGGGCTTTGGCAGGGGCGGAGACGAAGGTGGCAGCCAGGCAGCCGATGGCGGTGCGGAGATCGTCGTTGCGGGTGACTTGGTTGGAGATGAGCAGCTCGGCAGGCTTTGAGTGGGTCTCGCCGGGGCATTTCTCACTCACGCGCTGCGCGACGGCGATCTCGATGATCTGGGCATCTGTCAGCCGGACGTCGAAGGTGCGCATGCCGAACTCAGCGGTGGCGGGGTTGGTGGTTTCAGTGACGCGTGGCTCCATGACGGGGAGCAGGTGTCAAAGCCTGGACGCAGTGACGCCGTGCCCCCAACCAAAGGGCACGGCGTCTTAGCAACCAACGCGGAGAGGAAGCGCTCCGATTGTCGGGAGATTATTTGGCCTTCGCATCGGCAGCGGCCTTCGCATCGGCAGCGGCCTTCGCATCGGCAGCGGCCTTCGCATCGGCAGCGGCCTTCGCATCGGCAGCGGCCTTCGCATCGGCAGCGGCCTTCGCATCGGCGGCGGCCTTCGCATCGGCGGCCTTGGGATCGTCAGTGACCAGGGTGCAGGTGCCGGGTGCGCCGTCTTTGGAGATGACGACACCCTGAACGAGGACTTCCTTTTCGCGACCGAGAGTGGCTTTGTCTTTGGTCTTTCCGAGGACGTCGAGCGTGATCTTGGTCGTCGCGTCCTGGTGGTAGATGGCCTTCATGATGAGTGAGCTATTCTAGCACGATGGCGGTTAGGGGTTGGCGAAGACCTTGAGCGTGTAGCTCTTGGCGGTGTTGTCACCGCCAGCGGTGAGCACGGTGGCATCCAGACGGATGTAACGACGGGTGCTGGGCGGTAGCTTGATGCGGCGGCTGGCGGCGACGGCTCCAGCGCTGGCAGCGCCGGTTTGCACGAGCGTGGCGAGGCTGGGGATGGCCGTGAAGGTGGAGTCATCAGCACTGTCCTTCACGGTCAGCGTGATGGTTTTGTCATCGACGAGAGCGGGCGTGGCCTCGATCTCAATGAGGACTTCCATGTAGTCGGCATTGGGGCCGAGAGTGGTTTGTCCGAGGTCGATGCTATTGCTGGCGTTTGCAGCAGCAGCAGCAGGCAGGGCCTTGGTTTTGGTGAGGTTGGCGTCCGCCAGACGGCGGACGAGATTGGCAGCGGAGGCACTCATGGGAAGGGTGGAATCAGGGGTTCAGTGTTGAGGGTGGAGATTACTCTTCAGAAGCAGCGGCGACTTCGATGGCGTCGGCATCACCGATGGCGTCGGTGACTTCGATGGGGATGCCGTTGTAGCTGGTGGGGATCGGAGCCTCGCCTGGCTGATCTGGGCGAGTGGTGCCACTGCCATTCAGGACAACGGTGCGGCTGAGCTGCAGCTGGCGGCGGCTGCGAGCCGACATGAGGATCACGTCTGGCTTGATGCCCTGAGGCCAGGACTCGAAGCCAGTGCCGAGAAGGGCATCTGTGAGACCCTTGCCGCTGTCGCTGGAAAGGTTGCCGATGCGGCGGACGGAATGCTGGTTCGGGATGATGAGACCGGCGAAACCTTGGAGATCGGAAGCGTAAACGCGGATCTTTTTGTTGGAGTCGTTCGGGTCAACGATGGTCTCGATGATGGGATCTTCGAGGGAGAAGACGGAGCCGGTGCCGTAAGTGAGTGTGACACCATCAGGGATCTGGCCAGCAGGCTGGCGGTTGAAGCGGATCATGTAAACGGAACTGCCAGTGCTCGCGGTGGCTCCGGTGCTGCCGTTGATGTAGAGGCTGTAAACCTTGCCGGTGAGAGGATCGGTGAAGGTGGTTCCGTATGCCGTGAAGTTCTTCAGGCCAGGGAATCCTTTACCGTCGAGCACGCGACCACCGTAGATCTGCTGAGCGATTTTGAACATGGCAGCCTTCGTCATTCCAGAAGCTTCAGCGGCGAACAGGCCAGGCGCTCCACCGCGCTTATTGTTATCGGCGATGTGCTTCACGACTTCCACGCGACCACCGAAGGGGAAGCATTCGAAGATCTCATTCTTCCAGCTCGACTTGGAGTTGGAATGACCGCCGCCCATGTCATGGAAGCCGACGTTCGGGTAGCCGGTGCGGATGAGCGTTTCATACTTCAACTCGCCTGGCCCGAGCTGCTCGGCAGGGGAAAGAATCAGCTCCGGTGTGGTGCCAGCGTGCTCCTCAATGAAGCCGCGCGTGGTATCACCGCAGTTGAGCTTTGCCAGCTCCAGGGTGCCGATGACTCCGACGACCGCGAAGGAACTGCCGCCAGCCGCCTGGGGCAGGACAGGCGAGTAAAGAACAGCCAGCGCGAGGGGCGCGAGCATGAGGAAGAGGCAGGCCAGAGCGAACCACTGGAATGCAGAATAACGAGGAATGAGGATTTTCATGGGGTGTGTGGGCGTGGGCTTTGGGATGTGGGACGGGGATTATTTGCCGCCGAAGACAGGGAGCTTCGAGAAGGCTGTGACGGCGCGGACACGCGGAGTGGTTTCGGCCTCCTGTTCTTTGCCAGTGCCTGTGATCGGAGCTGGGGCGGCAGCAGTGACTGCGGGGATGCCCTGACCGTGGATGCCTTCGAGGTGCTTCACCTTGCCTTCGAGTGCAGTGATCGTGTCCTGCAACGGCTTCACGGCGGCGGTGACTGCATTCCCCACAGCGCCCGAGATACTTTCGAGCGTGAGAGGCGCGGCGGCGGTGACTTGTGGAACGGCGGGAACCTCGGGAGCGGGAGGAACTGGAGCGCCGCCAGCCTCAGGTGATCCTGTGGCAGCGGTCATGAGGGGAGTGCGGATGCGGAGCATGGCGGTGGGTGTCTGGGGTTTTTCTGGAGCGGAGACAGGAGCGGGCTTGTCAATGAGGGCGCGGATTTCATCCGGGGCATGGAGGGCAGTCGTGATGCCTTTCAGCGGCGCGTAGGCGGAGAGTGCGACTTCGTCGAGCAGGGTATCGACGAGACCGATCTCCTTAGCCTGTGCTCCTGTGAGCCAGGTCGTGGCAGTCATGCGCTGCATCCATTCGGCCTCGGTGCCACCGGCTTTGTTGATGAAGGCGGCAGCCATGGATTTATTACAGGCATCGAGGGTTTCGATGTGCTTGCGCAGGGTTTCCACGTCCCCTCCGACACACCAGAACTCGGCATCATGAATCATGACAAGTGCGTTGCTGGCACTGCGGATTTCATCGGCAGCACAAGCGATGACTGGCGCGGCGCTGTAGGCAAAGCCGTCAATGGTGCAGACGATGCGGGCATCTTGCCGCGCCAAGATCGAACTGATGGCGATGGCGGTGGCGAAGTCGCCACCTTCGGACGTGATGTAGAGATTGATGAGATCGACCTTGCCCAGGGCGGTGAGAGCAGCCTCGAACTCCTGGAGCGTGCCAGCGCCTCCGGTTTCGTATTCTTCGCCGGTCCAGTAGTCGTAGCCTTTGGATGCCTGTCCGATGTAGCCGCGCAGTTTGAGTTCTGCGGTGCCAGCCTCGGCTTTGACAGAAAACCAAGGCTCGCGCTTGGGGGCAGTGGCGGAGGCAGTGATGAAGAATGGCTGTGTCTTGGACATACAGCCAGCCGCTGCATGTCAATGGCTCAGGTGTTCACACTCGATCAACCGCAACGTTGCGGTTGATCAATCGCCACGTGGCGATTGATCGGATGTTCACTTTTCAGCGGCGGCGGAGATCTGTTTAACGAGGTCTGCGACATCGACGCCGAGGCTGGTAGCGAGGCCGGTGATGGCCTGGACCTGCATGGCGTCGATGCAGAGGAACCAGGGGAGTCCGCGCTCGGAGCCGTAGCGGATGTTATCGGCGATTTCGTCTAACCGTGAGTGACGGACGGTTTCGCCATCGAGCCCGAGGGCGTCGCAGTAGGCTTCGACGGTGCCGATGCCAGAGCGGATTTTTTCCTGCTCGGCTTTCTCGTCGCGACCGGCATCGATGCTGGGATCGATGCCGCCCTTCCATGTGACTTTGCGCCAGTCTGCGACGATGTTTGATTTGTCGTCGAGTGTCCAAGGTTCGCGGCGTTCGATGGCATCGCCAATGACGAACTCCCAGACGGCCTGGCAGTATTGTTCGCGGACAGGGCGGCGGATGCGGTCGAGGGCTTTCTTCACTTTCCTCAGCACCATGCGCACGCTGGCACTGCCGAGCTGGGCGATATTGATCAGGTATTCAGGCGGGAACTTGAGGCAATAGACGGCCTCATTCCAACACCTGCCGATGATCTCGGCGAGGCTCATGGCCTGGCCGTGGAAGAACTGGATGCTTTCACCTTCCTTGAAAACGGGGAGGCTGATACCACCGGCTAGCTCAATGTAGCGCAGGCCGTTGTCGGCCCCGGCTGAATCGGTGCCTTTGCTGACTTTTGGCCGGACACTGGCAGGGGTGTCACCGCTCGGGGTGGTGATGGCTCCGAGGAAGTAGGAGCGGATCTTGTTGGCGAACTTTTCCACGTCACGCAGATCCATGGAATCGAAGAGGCTGGACTCGCCACTGAAGAGCCAAGGCGTGCCATGGCGCTGGTTCAGGTGCCGATCTGCGAAGATGTGAAGCATCTGGGCGGCGGGGACTTCCTGACCTTCGCGAGCGCCGAACATGGTCAGGGTGGAAGAGGCGCTTTGTTTGAGGATTCGATAGGCCTGGGGGATGTCGAGGGCATCATACTTCACGCCTGCTTCCCAGGTGTAGTCGGTGCCGTTGGAGACGATGTCACGGAAGCCATTGTTGCCGATCTGGTCGCGCGTGAGGAACTGGAGCTGGAGGCGGCGAAACTTTCGATTGGAGAGCGGCTGGGCGATGGCCTGCGGACGGTCATCCTTCACTTTGAGTGCGAAGACTTCGCCATCGCCGATCATGGTCTGGGCGAGCATGCCCTGCGAGGTGTAGAAGTCGAAGCGGCGGCGGATGTCGATGGCGGGGCTCTGCGCCCATTCGTCAAAGTAGGCAGTGGCCTGTTTCTTGAAGGCGGCATTTTTGCTGCCTGAAGTCGGCACCAAGCCATCGCCAAGGGCTTCCTCTGGGAGCTGGGAAACGAGGTAGCCGATGAAGGGCAGGGCCTCCTGAAGGAAGCGGCTTTTCTGGACGCGATCTTGAGCGATGGCCGGAGTCTCTGAGCGCCAATTCCGCCACATGTTTTTTGTGGGGGCGCTGCGGATGCCACCGCTCTGGATGGCTGACGTGGCAGCGGGTGTGGCGGCGGCTGTGATGCTGGTTTTTTTGCGAGCCATATCAGTTCAGCGGGTGGTCGAAAAAGCGAGGGATGAGCATGGCCGGTGCAGCAGCGTCATCGACGATGCCGTCTGAGTTTGGCAGGCGGCGGCGGCATTGAGTGAGGATGGCGAGCAGCCACTTGGCGGAGACCTGGCGCTCGGCGGTGCTGCTCTGGCCCTGGAAGCTGGTGGAGGTAATGAACTCGTCATTCTCCATCACGGCGGCGAGCACGCGCTTGTGTTCGCTGATGAGCCAGTCTGTGCCGAGATCGCCGAGATCCTGGACGTGCATCAGGATGGCATCAACGATGAGTTCGGGATCTACGGTGTCGGCGGGCATTCTCCGCTGGGCGGAGTGTCAATGACTGCCTTCTTGGCCTTCTGCTTTGCCCATCGGACATTCACGGCGGCGCGGGCCTGCTCACTGGTGCGGGCTTTGGATTTGCCTTTCACCTTTCCGCCTTTGCTAGCTAATGCCCGCATCACTTCCCTGATCTGCTTCAGAGGCAGGTCCTCGAGGGGCTTGGGCTGGCGTTTCTTGCGGGGCATCAGGTTCGCGGGCGATGATCAAGGATGTTTGGGCTTGGTCCCAGAATTTCACGAAAGCTCCGCGCTGCAAGGCGAACTGTCTGATGTCTTCCATGTCTTGAGCGGTGGGTTTGTGAGGCATACGCAAGCGGGCTGAGTGTGTCAAAGCTAGTTCTTATGGAGCATGTAGTCTCTTTCCTTTTGTTTTTTCCGCCCCTCCTCAGGCGGATCATCTTCCGTCTGTGACCAGCCATACGCGGCGCGAACGAAGTGCCAGAGGGCGAGGCAATACTTCACGCAGTCGCCATAATCGTTGGCTCCTGACGGATCGACCCAGACATAACGGAGGCGGCCTTTGACCTTTTTGAGCTGGCGTTTTTCCTGACAGAGTTCGTCGATGAACTCGTCATCTGGCGACTTCATGAGATGCAGGCGAGGCGCGATGAGCGGCAGCTTCTTCCCCGTCTTAGCCATGAGGTCGAGCGCTGCGACGATCTCGTCATGTTTCGCGATGCGCTGCAGGTAAAGCTCGGTGGCGAACTCGTGATGGCTGACATGGTAGGCGCAGAACTTGATGATGCCTTGATCGGTGGAGACCTCGCGTGTGCGCTCATCGACCACGCCTTTGATCTGCTGCCCGCCAGCGCCTTTACAAGGGAAGATCCAATGACCGCCGTGGAGCGGATGGCAACGGGAGCGAGGACGGGCGCAGAAGTCGCGAACGTCCTTCATGGAGTTCTCGCCATCGCCTTCATCGATCCAGATGAAGTTTGGCATGATGGTGTCTCGCTCGGACTCGGGGACATCACCCCAATCGAGGATCTCGATAGGCTGCTCTGCGACGTCGTAGAGATCATCGAAGGTTAGGCACTCGCCATAGTCGATGATGAAGGCAGTGCCATCTGACTGGAAGCCGGTCTTTACCCACTTCTTCACGTCGATCTGAACGTCCACCGCCATGGCGACGAAGGCAGGAACCACGGGGCATTGACCGTGGCGGTAGGTGGAGCCCTTGGCGAGGGCGCGAACCATCTCTCCTTTGATGATGGTCTGCTTCTCGATGAAGGGCTCGCCGAGTCGGGTGCGGAAGAAGTGGGCGAGCTGGGTGCCGCCTTTCTTTTGGGCTTTGATGAAGTGGAGCGCGATGGCTCCCCAGGTGATCTTTGGCCTGAGTGAGTAGAGCTGGCTGATGTGAACGGACATCTTGCGCGGCTCGGGTTTGTTATCGTCCTGGCCGAAGTTGGTCTGCCGCCACTCGCGCTTTGAGAGCATCTGGCCTTTGTGGACTTCATCGATGCGGCCAAAGTGCGGGCCTTCGACACGACAGGCGGGATTGGCGCACTGGTAATAGGTATCGATGGCGACGCGATCCAGATCAAAGCCGCCTTCTTCATCGCGGCAGTGGTCGAAGCGGATGTTCTTCCACTCGAAGGTCTGCTTCATGCCGCAGTGCGGACAAGGGACATACAGCCGGTGCCGAGTGCCTGTGAGATACTCATTCCAGAGGATGTCGTGTTCGTTACGCGGCTTGCCTCCGTAGATGCCTTTGGAGTTAGGCACGTCCATCACACGGTCGCGCAGATGTTCGAGAGCGTTGGCTTCGCCACTGGCGAATTCGCTGAACCGATCGACCTCGTCAGCACCAACGAGGCCGGCTGTTTTATTGGTGACCTGGCTGACTGACTGCGCTCCGGCCATATAGACGGTGCGGCCTTTGAGGTAGAGCGTTTCGGACGTGAGTTGACGGTCATTCGCTGGCACCACGTCACC